CGCGTTTGAAAAGTATTATGACAAGTACACTGTCGAAGATTACAAACCAACCGGCGTCGATAGGCTTACCAACCACAATGTCCTATTCCATTGCCTATCACGGTAGATACTGCGGCCCTGGGTGGTCTGACGGCAAATATCAGCCGTCCGTTTCGAGTGGGCAAACACCCATTGACGAGTTTGACTCTACGTGCGCTGCGCATGACGCGGTCTATTCAATGACTGCCGATAGCAGTGCACTTACAGAGGCTGACTACCACTTCTTTCGCCAGAATTGCTGCCTGGAACCTAAAAGGTTACTCGCCGCGGCCTTGGTGGGAGCGCAAGGCGCCCTCCGGGGGCTCGATAGTTCTATCACCAATACCACTATGCAAAAACGATTGCGCGGATCAGCGCCAAAACAACCAAAGACTGCCGCAAAGGCAGCACCAAAGAACCCCAAGTCCTCTGTGACACTTAGCACCGTACCAGCAGCTTACGGATTTAGCTTGAAAATGGCACCACCAAAGGTATCACGTCGTGGAGACGTGTCAATCATTAGTGGCAGTGACTTTGCCGGTAGTGTTATGACACAAAATACCGCAAATTACCAGCCAGGATCTTCAGTGCTTCTTAATCCAGTGTATTTCCAAAACGCAATGTTGGGTTCACAAGCCCGCGCGTATGAAAAGTTTAGATTTACACGAGCTATAATTGAGTATATTCCATCAGTACCAACCAGCGTACAGGGCCAATTGGTCATGTGCGTTTCACGTACAGTCAAAGAACCATTTTTCGATGGTTCATCATCCACCTTCCTAAGTCGGGCGTTATCACAAGGCAATGCAATTGCCACGCCACTTTGGAAGGAAACATATTTAGAAGTGCCGTGCGACGGCGAGTGGAATGTAGTGGACACACTACTAGACGGAGACCTGGATGATAGCATCCAAAATGAGGTCCAATGTTACACTTTTGCCGCAACAACGTCCACATCAGGCATTCTCATGTTGCATTACACTATTGAGTTTAAAGACCCACTTTACACATACCATCCTACATTAATTCCGGTACCAATGGGTAACGGAGCATATGGAACGCTAGTCGATGCCGCTGCCGCAAATGCGGTTAATTCAGCGGTGTTGTTAAACAATTCCATAGGCCTTAGCTTCTCAGCCGGAGCAGGGTCAGTGTATCGTTTGATATTTAGGCAGGAGGCAAGTACCTTGCCAGCCGGGCCAACTAATTGGGCAAATGTGGCAGCCGTTGAGACAACTAATGCCACCAACTCTAGCAGCTTTGCAACTGCTTTCACATCTATTTCATTAACTG